GCGACTGGAAGCAAATATTGTGATGGAGATACCTGTAGCATCTGATACAATAGACTAGTGTTCTATCAGACAAAAGTACTAGAAGATAAGCCCATCTCATACTTTGAGGGGGCTTCTTCTGGTTATTTGTCATTGGTGTCAGAATCTCAAAAGTTAGCCACGGTAGGTAATGGCTGGTCGTTCAGTGGATGTACTACAGCGGAGGCTTCCTTTAACCCCCCTACCATTGATTTATCTGAACAAGTTCCCGCGCCAGGTAGTGTTACTAAAATTACTAATAGCAGCACCGCTGGAACGCGCATAACGCTAACTTCCCCGGCTTTAGGAAAAATGAAAGACTTCAAGGCCGGGGTAGGAGTGACTGCTGGATTCTACTGGAGAGCAACGCCAATGTCTGTTGCTATTGAAATTACTATGCAGTACAACAATGGTTCCTGGGTAGATATTGGTACAACATACGTTCCGGTCCCAAAAGTCATTAATGCGTCATGGATTTACTTCTCTCATACATTCAGACTTGATACTTTTGCTTCGGCGTTGAAGAATGAGGACTATAGGTTCGTCATTGCATCGACAGACAAGTCGCCTGGCCTACCAATAGAGTATATATATTACATGAATGGGTTTTCTGTGGGGCAGAAGTCAGAGGCTATTGCATCTGTTGACCCCGGCGCATCTGGCCCATACACTGTGGCGAGTCTCAGTGGTGGCCCAGCAACATTGAGCGTTGATAAATATAACGGACTGCTTACCGCCGTTAATTCAGGGATTCCTCTGCACAGAAGTTTATCGTCTGCTACGCTGTTAGAACCATATCTTCCAGAGCGTCCATCTATGACGCTGGCCAAGAGTGGTTTTATGCAGGCTCCGAATAAAAAAGATATTGTTACGCTGGAATTCTGGCTTAAAGTAGGGGCTGTTCCGAATTCTCCTGTCCGCATCGCTGGTCCAGTGGGAGAGAAAACTGGTCTGTATCTTAACGGAACGACACTGACACTTTCCATCAGTAATACAGAGGTTGGTTACGATCTGGGTACCATTGACTACCCAATGCTTATTGATTGGGTCGTATGTCCTTTATACTCAACCGTCCTTGTCAATGGCGATGCTGTTATTAATGTATTCCAGGCGGTAAACACGTCTCAATACTCTGTCAATGGAGAAATTGGATTTTATACGAATCAAGAAGTGCATCCAGTCTACGTGTCATCCATCGCTACATATCAATATTCTGTTCCTTCTACTGTAGCAAAGATCAGATTCGTTCGTGGCCAGGGCACCGAGCAGTATGGAATAACGGCAAGTCGATATGATGGAGTGTCACATTCAGCAGACTTCTCTACTTCAGAATTTGCAACTAACCTCTCCTATCCTGACAATGCTCGCTGGAACAGAGGTTATTACAGAAACCTGACTGCAACAGATATGCTCACGCTACCGAATTATGAAATGCCAGAGATGGAACGGCAAAGTATTTCTCAAGACTGGTCGGCGCTGAACAATGCCATGTTTGGAAAACCACTCCCAGCAGCGGGGTACAGCAGTGACGTGTTCCCACTTGACATATCAACAGATGATACAACTGGTACATCATTCACTAATCAGGCATCTAACGGAAATGTGTTCACAACACAAACATTGGCATCACAGCGAGTAAGTAAAATTGACCTTCCATTAAACTGGATTGCTGGGACTAAGATAACAATATCTGGAGAGGCGAAGTTTTCTGGAACTGCTCCGCAACTTACGGTGAAGTTCAATGGACCTGACATTACGTATACTTCTTCATTCGCAGCAACGCAACCAAAATCAATGGCGGCTATGACATACACAATTCCTGCGGGCACAACATCAGTTACGTGGGGGCTCAAAACCACTGGGGGCACAACAAGCGCACAGTTCAACGAAGTTTACGCAAAACTTACATACCCTCAACAACCTTTTTACATTAAGCCAACCGGATACACAACAGAACCTTATCTGTATTGGCATGCTCTCAACTTTTTAGAGTCGGAAAGAACAGCAGCGGTCCTAACTCGTATGGCGGTTGGAACATCGCCCGCATCGGCAACAGACTTGTTGACAATCCGAAAGCGTAACGCAGAAACAAAACTGCGAGCGTATTTAAACGGAACAAGCCTTGTGTACGAGTATGTCGATTATAAGGGGGCGACAGTACTTGCTACGAAAACGGTCAACGCTAATACTCATTTTAATGTGGGATTTGATTTCGATGCTTTAGTAGCAAAGTACCCAAATATGGCTACGCTGCTGGGCAGCCCAGCAAACCTAGAGGTGCTGGTAGGCGGGGGGACGACTAATTCATTCGCTGGTGGTGTATATCATGTATCATTCTACAATGAGTGGCATCACAAAACATCTGCCAATACCTATACAAATGGCCTGGCGGATACAATGGCGGCATCAACACCGTCTCCAGTAGTGCCAGCGACGTATACGCTTGCGGCAGTGACAAGTTATGGGAACTTTTCATTAGACGTGTTGGCTGCGGGGTACTGGCAAGAAACTCTTCCAGTCTCACTATTCACAAAAGAAGTTGCTGATTCTGTAGGTGTCAGCAAACAGGCATTGGACTTTATTCAAGCAACAGTAGGTAAGACGAGAGCCAATCCGCTTCAGTCGGGCACGGCGGCCATCACTTATTTTCAATTGATCAATAGGTATTGGGCTCGCTCATATGCTGATTTGGCATCAGACTATTCAACGTATACTGATTTAAATAACGTAATGTTGCCGGTATATGATCCGTCGAGCCTCGATCTTCAAACCTGGGTAAGTCTCCATAAAATGTCGGATGCCCCGGTAGATTATACGCAAAAGACGGCAATGTCTTTTGATGGGTCGTCTACAACGTACCTGGAGGACAATGGCTACAGGCACTTTGTTCAGGATGGTTACAGCATTGTTATTCCATATTCCTACGACCAAAAGGAATATGCGCTGACGTTCTACCATTTGCTCTCATCTCGTGGTCAAAGATCATCTCCTGTTAAGTTAAAGAGTTTTGAGTTGGCTTCGTGGGCATCTGATCAGTCAGAATGGAAAGCGATTGGTACTCAGGAGGGGAATAACGCCTACCCATACGCTCACAATGGGTCATACTTTGTGACAGATTTCCCTAGCGTCTTTGAGATTACAAAGCGTGGTTTTAATTACCTGTATAAGTCAAATCGAAGTGGATTTAAGCCGAAGAGCGTTCCGATTACCGGATACGATTGCGGAGTGGCTTTTGGATGGAAGCGAAATGGTAATAAGGTAGAGCCGCGCACTGTGGCGGGAGTGTCGGCGTGGGTACTGCTCGATGCCCAGTCCCTGCCGCAGGCAACAAAGATTATGTCAGTGACAGCCGGGGCAAATCAGATATGCTACGTCGATGCAGTTCCTATTGAGAATGGCACTCGTTATGCACTTCAGGTCAAGACTGCTACTGGTGCATATACCAATGCACAGTGGTTCGTTAATGGCAACATGACCGGAGCGCCGATTCTACGCGCGGGAGAGTGGAACGTGCTACAACTGGCATTTGTCAAGCCGGTAGATAGTGAGGGCGAGCAGGTATATGTTAGAACATCTGGAAATACCAACTTTGCCTTTGACCACGTTACTATTCATGGACAATTGAACGCCAAGATCAGTGGCGTAGCAACGTATAGAACGTGGAATGACTTGACAACACCTACACCTCCTGCAAACCAATGGCAGGCTTGGGGGGCGTACACATGGTTCTCTTTGTACGATATGGGCACGACTTTAATTGTTGATGTCATGTTTGATGATATGGTCAGCGAATTGACAGGAACTGGTGTTTCGGGAAGGTTTACGTCATCATTCGGTACAGAATTCAAGGAAATCTTTGTTCTGAGGGACATTGAGTGGGTCTCTGTGCCAGTTATTACTAAGTAATTGTGCTACAATGTTCTTATGTCGAAAAAGTCAAAAGTTCGCGTTAGCGAAGTAAAGCCAGATGTTAATTATGGAGTGTACATGTGGAGACTCCCTAACGGTAGACTTTTCACTGATGGTGACGGAAATTATTTGAATATTCCAGCGCTCTATGGAGAAATTTCAAAGATTGCTGAGTTGCGCAAGGCGGCGGCATATTATGGACAGCCAGAAGGAACTCCTCATTGGCAGCCTGGTGTTCAGAGGGCAACGGATGAAGAATACTCAGAGCAATTAGACCGACTTAAAGAGGGATACATCCCTTCACTTAATGATGTTGGGGCGGTCATCGACGCCAAACGCGGCATCGCCGCACACGGAGGGGACGAATGACAGGCTGGTGGGTTGATGAAGACGGTAGTTATAGTATTACCGGAGTCAGAAGCGAACCTACTCAAGAAGTCAAAGTCAATAATGACCCGTTTGCTAAGCGTTGGTCTGACGTAAAAGGCGAGTTGAACGGACTTTCTCCTAACTTTAAGCGTAGGGCAACTCGCATGGAGAAACGCGACGGCTCGGCAGCAATTATGGTTGATCAGTCATACGTCACTGTATACGGGCTTTTTGATATCATCACACCACCATATGACTTAGAAGAGTTGGCTCGATACTACGAAGTATCGTTCGCTAATCACGCGGCAGTTGACACAAAAGTCGCCAATACAGTCAGCCTTGGTTACCATTGGGAATTATCAGCCGATGCTATTTCTAAGGTAGACGCCAAAGAAACTGATAAGCAGCGTTCCAGTGCGCGGAAGAAAATAGAGCGCCTGAAGGTGGCTATGGACCAAAAGTTGGATGAGATGAACGAAACGGATACGTTTATTGCGACCATGGAAAAGATTATCACCGATCTAGAGGCCACCGGGAATGGATATTTAGAGGTCGGGAGAAAGTCCAACGGGCAAATCGGATATCTAGGTCACGTGCCATCATTGACTATGAGAGTTCGCCGCCAACGAGATGGTTTCTGTCAGATAGTTGGAAAAGAAGTTGTTTATTTCAAGAACTTTGGTGCGGACAATCCAAATCCTATTACTAATGATCCGAATCCGAATGAAATTATTCATTTCAAGACATACTCTCCGTTGAATACGTATTACGGAGTCCCCGACGCAATCGCGGCGGGACAAGCAATGGTTGGTGACCAATATGCTAATCAATACAACATTGACTACTTTCAAAACAAAGCGGTCCCTCGCTATGTCATTACAGTAAAAGGAGCGCACCTCGATCCAAAATCTGAAGAGAAACTGTTCAGATTCCTACAAACCGATCTGCGCGGGCAGAATCATAGAACCTTATACATTCCATTACCTCCTGATACCGATCAGAGCAAGGTTGAGTTTAAGATGGAAGCCATCGAAAACGGTGTTCAAGAAGGGTCTTTTGAAAAGTATCACAAGCAGAATCGTAATGATATTCTCATGGCACATCAGGTCCCATTGTCTAAGATTGGCATGGGCGATATGGGTACAGCAGAGGCTCTTTCTAGCGACAGAACGTTTAAGGAACAGGTGGCACGCCCAAAGCAGCGCCAAATTGAAAAAGTAATTAATAAGATTGTAAAAGAGTTTACAGATGTCGTTGTGTTAAAGTTCAATGAATTGACGCTAACAGACGAGATGGCCCAGTCTCAAATCTTTGAAAAGTACCTGCGCAATCAGGTGTTCACACCCAACGAGGTTCGTGACAAGTTGGGGGAAGCCCCCCGCCCAGGAGGGGATAAGGTCGTTGAGTTGTCACCACGTCAAGCCGCAGACGCGAAAAATGAATCATCAGGTTCGGACCAACGCGCCACGGATCGGCAGAATAACCAATCCGATTCACCAACGACGGTTTCTGGCCGAAATCCAAAGGGTGAAGGAAGGAAATAATTAGTGGTATAATATCCACTAGGAGGACAAACACTTGTACGAGACTAATTATTCCATGGACGATACTGAGATTCGCCTAAGTCTGCCGGTAACGAAGGTAGACGTTGAGCGTCGTACCGTTTATGGCTTTGCCACGTTGGATAATCTTGACAAGCAGAACGATATCGTTCCTCTGGATGCCAGCATCAAGGCTTTTGAAAAGTTCCGTGGAAATATCCGTGAACAGCATGATCCTAAAAAGGCTGTTGGAAAGATGATCTCTTTCAAGCCGGAAAATATCTATGACAAGGATACTGGCAAAGTCTACAGTGGAGTTTTTGTAAGCGCTTACATTTCTCGTGGCGCACAGGATACGTGGGAAAAGGTTCTTGATGGAACCCTCTCAGGGTTTTCCATTGGCGGTAGCCTTAAAGAAACTCGCAATGTATATGATGAAGAATTGGGCAAGATGATCAGGGTAGTGGATGATTATGAGATGATAGAATTGTCGCTTGTAGATACTCCCGCCAATCCGCTTGCCAACGTCACTATCGTTCACAAAGTCGGGGGTGTACTTGAGGGAATGGAACTCAAGGGCGAACTAGAAACCATCTTTATGTGTCACAACGATAGTGTAGTTAAAGTTTCCAAGGATGGGAATATCGTATGCCCAATCTGCAACAATGCCATGAGCGATGTTGGTTTTGTTGAGTCAAATGATGTAGAAAAGGCTGGTATTATTAATACTATGGTTTCCAAGTTCCTTGGTAATACAAAAGCAAAGGAGGCGAAAGAAATGGCAGAGCAAAATGAGACTGAGGTAGTAGAGAAGTCTGAGGTCGATGTTCCCGCCGAAGCACCCGAAGAGGTTGTTGTGGTGGAAGAGGCCGAAGATGCAGAGGCTACAGAGCCTGTTGCCGACGCGGTAGAGAAGGCTGAAGAAGTTGTAGAGGCTCCTGCGGAGGAAGTGGCGAAGGCTGATGATCAGTCTAATGCTGTTAATGAACTCCTGATCGAGTCACTTAATTCAGTTGTTAAGACGCTAGAAGCGCTATCAGCCCAGATTCAGGGTGTTGAGAAGAGCGTAACTGGCCGTCTGGACAAGGTTGAATCTACAGTGAATAAAACTACTGAAAGTGTTGAAGAGTTTGGTAAGCGTGTTGACAAGGTTGAGGATACAACCGCTTTCCGCAAGTCTGGCGATCTTGGCGAGGTCGCTCAGGAAAGGGTCGAAAAGACCGAATCACTATGGAAAGGAACGTTCCTCACAGTTTCCGATCTATAGGATCACAATGAGAGAATATACAGGAGGTGAAAAACTAAATGTCGGAAGAAATTATTGAGAAGTCAGCCGAGGCAGGTGCTTTTGCTTCTGGTGGAGTTGGTGGTGTTGCTGATCCTTCTAGTGGCGTTCTAGGGAACGTCCCAGGTGGACTTACTGGTATTACTACTGGTCCAAACGCTGTCAATCCAACAGGTACGCCTGGTGGTATTCTCCAGCCTGAGCAGTCTCGTCGCTTTATCGACTACATCTGGGACGCAGCGGTGATCGCAAAAGACGGTCGTCGTGTAAATATGCGTGCCAACACAATGGAGTTGAACAAGGTAAACGTGGGTGAGCGTGTTATTCGCGCTGCCAAGCAGGCCGATGGTACATATCAGAACGCTAACGCCAAGTTCACAAAGATCGAGTTGACAACTACGAAGATTCGTTTGGATTGGGAGGTTGCAACTGAGTCTCTAGAGGATAACATTGAGGGTGCGGCATTGGAGGACCATCTGGTTCGTCTAATGACAAACGCATTCGCCAATGACCTTGAGGACTTGGCTATCAATGGCGATGGTATAACTGGAAACTTCTTGTCCATCATGAATGGATTCGTTAATCAGGTTACTACAGGTAGCGCCGCTCACGAGGCGGTAGTGTCTGTATCTAATAACGAATGGAGTCCAGAGGTGCTACAGAAGGTACTTCATGCAATTCCTCGTAAATACCGTGCCCTAAAGACAGGACTTAAGTTCTATGCAGGGTCGGATACATTTGCAGGTATCGTGAAGAACAATGGTACACTAGCGTCGTCTATTTACACAGAGCAGTTCCGTGATCAGTGGCTATCTGGTCAAGGACAGACTGTGGGAGACGTGCGTCAGACTCGTGCCCTTGGTATGCCAGTCGTTGAGGTTCCGTACTTCCCCGATGACTATGTTGAGTTGACATTCCCACAGAACCGTGTATGGGGATTCCAGCGAGACGTTGTTGTCCACCGCGAGTACAAGCCGAAGAAGGACACTACAGAATACACCGTATTCGTCCGTTTCGGTATCGCTTGGGAAGAGTTGGATGCCGTAGCATATGCTGATGCTGATTCAAACCCGTACTAATGGGTAAACTCTAAGGAGTAATGAGGGGAGGTCTTCGGGCCTCCCCTCTTTCTTTTGGTATAATAGACATATGAAGCATGAAAAGCCTGAATATACCCTGTATGACTTTTACACTAAAGTTCAATTGCTGGAAATAGCGAAGTACAACGATGTCAAAGTTAACGTTAAAGCCAAAAAGTTAGACATTGCGAAGCAGATTGCCGCTGAAAAGGGAGAGCAGTACCTTGTCCCAGACAACCTTACTCCAGCAGTATTTGTAAGAGAGTCCAATGTAAAAGCCCTGGGTCGCAAGGATCGTACCGCTCTTCTAGGAGAGAAGGCCGATATGATTGACGAGCAGTGGCGCAATGTGTTGTCCGAAGAAGAATTTGCCAATCGCAAATTGACTAATTATGTGAGGGATCGGGATGGGAGAAAATTAGACCCCCAGGAGAAAATCGCGGTATACTCAGAGAAGAACATGTTTTGGGAAGAAGTAGGTAGAATTCAACGTGGTTACAATTTCATGACAAGGGAGGAATCAAAGCCGTGGCTACAACTACGCGGGGTGCGACTAGCAACCCCCGAAGAAGTTGCTCTTCACTTTGATCTATAATGGAAATTCGTAGAGTACCACCCTATCCCTTAACATTCGATATTGAAGTTCCGCTACCAAGCACTTTGTACGCAGTCTTAATTGATGGCGAATCGGACGACTATGTATCAAGTGTAGATTCAACAATCCTTGTAAGTGTACCCGCATCTCTGGAGAAGTATGATGGAGAATACTCTCTCGTCATCAAGGACGGAAATGACATTGTTGTTGAGGATACCCTCAGGGTGGCTCGCCCATACATTGACGTGGCAAAGGAATTCCCCAATGAAGATCAAGAAAAGTATGCCGAGTACGAGCGCATCGCTCGCCTTGCTATTGACAATATCGTGGGAGGATTCTACTACACCAAAGAAAAGTTTGAAAGAATGGGCACTGGTGCAGATGTGCTTCCCATGGGATACAACGCTCGTAAACTACTAGAGGTTCGTGAGAATGGCGAAGTTGTGTATGACGGCAATGAAAATACATATGAGTATGTGCTGTCTGACAATGGCATGTACATGAGAGCAGCATCTACTGAAGATATTATTGAGGGCTCTCCGATTAGGGTGCCTACAGGTAGTAGTGATTCGTACGGCGGCATGTACTGGGGGGTCCAGTTTGGTAATGACTATTCTTATACTGTTGTAGCAGAATGTGGTTACCCCGTTGTTCCTAACGATATAAAGACAGTGACAAAACGAATGGTTAAAGAATTGGCTTGTGGGTCCCCCAACTACCTTCAGAAGTATGTCGTCAAATATGAAACGGCAGAGTTTAGAACCGACTTTGATAGGCGGGCGTTTAACGGCACGGGAGACCTTCTCGTAGATCAAACATTGAGTCGATATTGGGGACGTAATCTCTTTTACAATATCGGGGTGCTGTAGTGTTTTATCCTTTGCTTCTTGATGTGTATTACTCAACGACAACACAGAATGACCTTGGAGATATTGAGCATGTGTGGACGTATGATCGTTCGGTATCATGCAGGGTTGCCTCTAGCACGAACTACAAGGATCAGAATCTATACCCAGAGCAGCGCATGAGAATTCTTGATCAGATCAATGCTCAGGTAATTGAAGATGTTAGGATTGACTCACTGGGAGAAATGCATCCTATCAACGACATCGGAATTGCCAACATTAGAGCGAACTGTGGTGGAGTTGTTTACAAAGAGACTGCTGGAGAGAGAGCAGGAGATTCAACAATGTACGAAGTTGTTGGATACATGCCGCACGTAGACCTGTTTAGCAAATTAGACTATGTAAAGATTGTGTTAAATCGCATGGATGAGCAGGTAGCCCTATGACAATCATGATGGACACTTCAGAACTTGAAAGAATTCTGAAAAACACTGCCCAATACTGTGAGGGTTTTATTGCCGGTGGAGAAGATGGGCTTTCAGTGCTTCTCATGGAATTGGGTCAGGCTGTCAAAGAGGCTTTGGAGTTGTGGATGGACTCTATGGCCGCTGGTAATCATGCAGCACTACATCACGTTTATGAATGGTACCAGGCTGGTTCTGCCGGGGCACGGTTGTTTGAATATAATTTCTCTGTAGGTGGAGGAACCATCGTATTCACAGGAGAGACACAAGCCTCATCGTCGCTACCTCATAGATCAACAGTGCCATTCTACAACAAGGCCGATGTCATGGAATCTGGTCAAAGCGTAACTATTAGTCCGATCAATGTGGAGTATCTACATTGGGACGATGTGTACACTCCTAACGATGTGACGGTTACTCACCCCGGTGGTGCTGCTACAGTAGGAAGTTGGAAGAGATTTACCGACTTGTTCTTTAATACCGTTCTTTCACAAGCGCTTTTAGCAACTATGCTAGCGGACCTGGCGGTGGCAGATGAGTTTACAGCGTCGTTCGCAGCAGGAGCCAACGGTGGAGGATTCGGCGCGGGACAAAGCGCGGGTTATAAATGGATTACATCACCTGATATAGGAGTGATTGCATGAGCCTACAAGATTCATTCCCTATCGCCTCTACTTTCGTTAACAAGTATCTATGGCATTCCTTGAAGAGAGTTGACTCCTCATTAGGGAAGGACTACGGGAATATAGTTCCATTCTTCCCAATCTCCGATGCACGTTCTGATGAGTGGCCGTGGAGCAACAAGCCATACGTCATCTACGATCAAATGTGGAAAATGCGTTCAAAAACATCGTACTTCATTCATAGAACGCAAACTATCTATTTTGTGAAGGGAAACCCATCAGAGGTCATTCCATGGGCCAACGCAATCGGGGTAATCCTTGACAGACAAGATGCTACTGCCCAAGACCTTAATAACTGGTTGTCCGATAATCATCCAGACGCAGGCATTTATTTTCATTGGTTTAAGGTGATGCAGGTTGATCAGACTAATGAAAGCAGGATGGATATTTCTACAAACCAAAAGTACATTTCAACCATGGCCATTGAGTATGAGTATCACCTAACCAAAACTCTAGATTTTGACTGAAATGGGGGTATAATAGTACTGTGAGGAACGCCGCCAATAACTTTTGCGTAAAGGTAGGTGAAAAATAAATGCCATATACACGAGGAAATTCAAAGAACATTATTGTGGGTGCCGCAGCCCTGTTCGTTGCTGACGCTCCGTTGGTAGCAACAGTGGTGTCGTCTAACGTAACGGGAAATGACGACTCATACCCATTCTTTGAATCAGCACGTTCTTACAAGGATACTGTTGCTGACGACCTTGACTTCAGGAATGTTGGTTACACAACAAACGGTCTGGAAATGACCTTTGAGCCGGATTTCGGAGAGGTCAGTGTCGATCAGGTTCTGGACGTTGCTAAGATGTACAAGCAGGGTATGAAGGTTTCGATGAAAACTTCAATGGCCGAATCGACGCTAGAAAACCTTCTTGTTGTTCTGGCTCTTCCTTCTAACAAGTTGGGGGCACCGGCTGGAAAGACAACTAACGCCGGTCAGGTTCTAGACCTTTCTGCTGGACAGATTGGTGAGTGCCCAGTTGAGCGAGGAATCATTGCTGTCGGGCCGGGAACAGGCGACTGTTCAGTCTCTAACAAGACTGAGCGCGTTTACATTGCGTACCGCGCACTGTCTATTGAGTCCGTCACCCTATCTGCAAAGCGCGATGAGGCGACAGCGTTCGAAACAAGTTTCCGCTTGCTTCCTGAAGATACTACAGGATCATACGGTAAGATTGTTGATCGCACATGGACGTGATCCATTGAGCGATACGTTGGCCCACTCAGGATTACCTGGGTGGGCTTTCGTATGCTATAATTGTCTTACTACTACAAAGGAGATTTCACATGGCTACTACCGTCTATCAGTCAGTAGACGTAGAACTATTCAGCGGTAAGGTTATTACCCTGCGCCCACTTAAGTTGTCGCTACTGCGCAAATTTATGAAGGAGTTTGATGGGCTGTCTAAAGTTGCCGACGACAATGATAAGTCATTGACTAAGATGGTGGATTGCGTAGCAATTGCCATGCAGCAGTATGATCCCGAACTAGCCAAGGATAAAGAAGCCTTGGAGGACGAACTTGATCTGCCTACCATTTACCGTATCATCGAGGTGGCCTCTGGTATTAAGATGGATGACAGTGACCCAAATCTGGTGGCGGGGCTAAGTGGGTAGACTTAGACCTCGCCGCACTGGAATCAGAAGCCTTCCTGCTAGGAATGTGGAAGAGTTTTCAGGAGTTGGAGGATTCCCTGTCAATGCCGGAATTAACCTCATTATTGATTGAATCCCGCAAGCAAAAGTCTGAAGATCGAAAGTTCTTTGCTGCTCTGCAAAACATTGATCTTGATGCTGGCGCTACAGAAGACGCTCTCTCAAGCGTTCAACAACGCGCCCGTGTAAGGGTCGCTGAAATGACCGGGGAGAAGCCAATGGATGATGACGTAATGAGTTTTATGGATGGGCTTGACTACGAAGATTTAACAGGCGGAACTAATGGCTAGCGTAACCGCCACAATCAATGTTCAGATCAATGCAGCGAATGCTGCCGCTCAACTGACTGCCCTACAAGGCAAGGTTGCGGCAATGAACAAGGGCATGCTCGCCGCCACTGCTGGCGGGGTAATGGCTCAAGAAAAAGCCATCCGTCGCATGGGCAATGTTCTTACTGGTAGCGGATCATTCACTACTGGCATAAGAAACGTTCATACCGAACTGGGCAGGCTTCACAGTGAGTTTGACCGGGGCACAACATCGTTACAGAACTACCGTCGTAATTCCCAGATGTTCAGCAAAGATCATTCTCAAATCAATAGAATGGCTGCTGATCGTGTACGAATGATGCAGAGTCAATACGTGGCTCTTGGTAAGGAAATGAATGGCGTTCAAAAGGCCATGCAGATTAAGCCTACCGGAATGATGAGAGAGTTCGGGGCTGAAACAATGTACGCTAATCAGCGTGCTACCCTCTTTCGTAGAAATCTACAAATGGGTTCTACAGCCCTTGTAAACTGGGGTAAGAATACTCAGTGGGCTGGCCGTCAGATGATGGTTGGTATGGGTATTCCCATTGCTATCGCTGCTGCTGGCGCGGTAAAGGCTTATAACGATATTGAACAAGCCAGTATTTCATTTAAACGTGTGTACGGTGACACAACTACAGACGCTGCTGAGAAAACCCGCATGCTTGGCCAGGTACATGACACCGTAGGTAAGGAAATGATGAAATACGGTGTCGCAATGTCTGACACCCTTGATGTTTCTGCTAAGGCCGCTGCTACTGGCGCTCAGGGTGCTGACTTAATCGCAGCAACTCGTGAAACAATGCGTCTTGCAACTTTGGGTAACATGGACTACAGTAAAGCCCTTGAAGCGACTATTGCCATGCAGACAGCCTTCAATATCAATTCAAAAGATATGGCTCAGACTACAGACTTCCTAAACGCTGTAGAAAACCAAACAATTCTCAGCATGGAGGATATGGCTCTTGCCGTTCCTCGTGTCGCTCCAGTTATTAAAGGCTTGGGCGGTAATGTAGAGGATTTGGCTATCATGATGACCGCTCTTCGCCAGGGTGGTGTCAGTGCTGAACAAGG